TAGGCCGCCGGTTCGAACATGGCGTGATGGATTGCTACACGCTTTTCCGGGACGCCTACCACCTGTGCGGTATAGACCTGCCAGACTTCGAGCGCACTAACGGATGGTGGGTGAGGGGTGAAAACCTCTATCTAAGGAACATGGCAGCCAACGGGTTTTACGAAGTTACTCCGGCCGACATCCTGCCGGGTGATGTGATCATTAGGCGCGCCTTCCCTGAGTCCGACCCTTGTCACGCAATGCTCTGGCTTGGAGATAACACCGTACTCCATCACGAGCTGGCCGGGCGCCTCAGCCGCCGCGAGCCCTACCGGCAAGCCTATGTAAGTCTGACGCACTCTATATGGAGGCATGAACAATGCTCATCTTTAGATTTGCGGGGAATCTCCGACGACATTTCCGCCAAATCACTCTGAACGTCGATACACCCTCGCAAGGCCTGCGTCTTCTGCTTGCTCAATGTCCCGAATTCAAACGCGATTTCTATAAAACCCGCCTGCGCCTTCGGATAGACGGCGGTGACGTGTCACAGGATAACCTTGAGTTCCACATGAACAGGCACCTTAAAGACGGCGCGACAGTCGTCTTCGTGCCGATTGTGGAGGGGGCAATCAGCGCCGTAGCTGCGGTTTGGATCATGGTGGCCGTCACGGTCGCTTCTGTCGCTTACTCGCTCTATATGACCTCACACATGAAGACGCAGAGCTCAGCAGACCAGGACACAAACTCCATTACCAACAACTCATTCACCAGCGCAGAGAACCGAATCGGGCAGGGTAGGCCGGTTCCGTTACTGATTGGCGAAATGGTGGTTGGCAGTAACGTTATCTCTCTCGGTATTGATACCAGCAACAATCAGGACTGGGATATTTCCATCAGTTAAGGTGAAAGCATGAGCTCAGGCGGCGGTGGCGGAAGCACTCCCAAACTTATCGACGACAACCTCAAATCAAAGCAGTATCTGAAAGTCCTCGATCTCATTTCAGAAGGTCCGATTTACGGGCCCGTAGACCAGAACCACCTTTCCTCTTTCATGCTGAATAAAACGCCCGTCACTGATGCAGGCGGCAACGTTACGATTAACGGAGTCAGTGTTGCGTGGCGACCCGGCTCTGCAAATCAGTCTCCGATCACCGGCTTTGACGCGATTGAAGCGACCACGCTCGTCAATACAGACGTAACGCAGAGCACGCCTCTGGTGCGAACGGTAACCGACACTGATGTGACCCGAGTAAGAATGAACATCGGCGTAACTGGTCTGGTTGAGCAGGATACCAAGGGCAACCAGCACGAAACTGCGGTAACCATGGTCATCGAGACGCGCAATGGGACGGCCGGTTCATGGAATATTCAGAAGACCGTCACAATAAGCGGCAAAATATCAGGCGAGTACCTTGAGGCTCATATCATTGATGCTCCCCAGCAGAAGCCATTTGATATCCGTCTGCGTCGTGTCACTCCTGACAGCTCAAGCGACCTGATGACCAATGGCACCATCTGGAACAGCTTTACTGAAATCACTGATGACCGCCTTTCATATCCTTATGCAGCGGTAGCTGGGGCGGTGATTGACCGTGACCAGTACACCGACACGCCTACTCGCACCTATCATCTGCGAGGGCTGATTGTTGATGTCCCGGATAACTATGACCCGATCGCCCGAACATACACTGGCATCTGGACCGGTGGATTTAAACCCGCATGGACGAATAACCCCGCATGGCTGTTTCGCGCATTAGTGAAAAATACGCGCTATGGACTGGCGCGCCGGGCTGGCTACATCGATGTTGACGATGGCAGCCTGTATGTCCTGTCGCAATTCTGCGATCAGCTTGTCGATGATGGCTATGGCGGCAAAGAGCCACGCTTCACCCTGAACGCTTATATCACTGAGCAATCCAGCGCCCGCGACATTCTCGACAAGATTGCAGGTATGTTCCGCGGCATTGCTCTGTGGGATGGCATGCGCTTCTCAATCATGCTGGACAACCCGCAGGACCCGTTGACGGCAGTCACGAATGCGAATGTCGTCGATGGGTTGTTTACATATAGCTCCATGAAGCGTTCTGAGCGATTTAACGCTGTGGTAGTGTCCTGGACTGACCCAAACAACGGATGGGAGCAGGTCAAAGAATACGTATCTGATGACCAGATGATTGACCGGTACGGCTATAACGAAACGACGCTGGAGGCTTTCGGCTGCACCTCCCGCGGGCAGGCATTCCGCGCAGGCAAGTGGCTTCTTGAAACCTGCAAGCGGGAAACAAAGAAAGTCACGTTCAAGATGGCGCGCGATGCTATTTCTTTCATGCCAGGCGATGTAATTGAGGTCATGGATAATGATTACGCTGCCACACGGCTTGGCGGCCGCATCATTTCTCACAGCGGCGCCGTGATAACTGTGGATGCCGATGTTTCAACTCTGGCCGGTGGCGGCGACACGATGTCGCTTATGGGCTCGAATGGTAAGTTCACACGCTATCCGATCGCATCAGTTTCGGGTCGAATCATCACCCTGAGAACTGCGCCAAACTGGGTTAAAGACGGAACGATATTTGTCATTTCAACGGGTGACGTTGCTACCCGCCTGTTTCGTGTCATGGGGATATCTGAAGACGAAAATAACTCTGTCTACAGTATTTCAGCAACGCTATACGACCCGAACAAGCAGGCTATCGTGGATGATGGCGCGGTATTCGAAACGCCTAACGATACCCTCAATGGATACCGTGTCCCGAACATCGAAAACCTGCGCATCATCAACGTAAATAGCGAGACTATTCAGGTCACGGCAACCTGGCAGACGGCGACGCTGACCAAGAAGATCGTGTTCGAACTCTACGTTTATAACGCAGACGGGAAGGTGGTTGCGCAGTACGAAACAGACCAGTTCCGATATGACTTCTATGGTCTGGATGCCGGGATTTACTCGCTGGGTGTCCGTGGTCGCAATGAGAATGGCATGAAGGGCGCTGAAACTCAGGTCAGCCTGGTAATTGGCGCTCCATCAGCCCCTTCTTTCATTCAGTGGAATCCGGGCATCTTCTCAGCTGACATCGTGCCGGTAATGAGTGTCAGCGCAACAACTGATACGACATTTGAGTTCTGGTACACAGGAGAGGTTCCAGCCACTTCAATCGGGGCTGTGGAAACGGAAGCGCAGTTCCTGGGCAGAGCTTCACAGTGGACGCTGCATGGCCTTAAGGCTGACCATACTTACTATATGTACGTCAGGACCAAAAACGCATTTGGCGTGTCTCCTTTCGTGCAGGTGTCAGGTCAGGCATCATCAGACATTCCGGGCATGCTTGAGTATATCGATGAGGCAATCAGGAACTCAGATGCGTTTGAAAACCTGTCCGGTCAGATTGATAACAACATAGAAGGGATGCTGCAGAACGCGCTAAACAGCGACGCTTCTGTAGATCACCAGTTCCGCCAGTTTGGGGAGGTCAGGGCGGATATCATCACTATCCGCACAACAGTAGCTGACGTCTCACAGGCAATGGCTCAACTGGAAACACAGGTTCAGGCTCAGTACGGTGAGTTAAGTGCTGCGGTGAACGAGAAGCTGACAGCAACCGTTACTGATAACGGGGTGGCTAAAGCGTCTTACACCTTGCGCGTCGGCATTAATCGAGGCGGTCAGTATTACGGTGCTGGCATGGCTATTGGCATTGAGCCTTCAGGCGGCGCATATAAGTCTACTCTGGCATTCAATGCTGACCAATTTGGTATCTATACCGGCAGCGATCCGGGGAATTACCAGATGGCGTTTGCTGCAGTAAACGGTCAGATATTTATCAACGATGCGTTTATCAACTATGCCTCGATTACGCTTGCCAAGGTTGGCTCATGGTATTCGTCAAATTACGTCGCCGGTCAGACAGGGACGATCATGCGTTCTGATGGTTCATTTGAGCTTAACGGACCAGTTTCCGGTCAGGGTAAATTTGTGCTGGATAACAGAGGGGCCGCCTGGTACAACGCGAGCGGGCAGTTGGTTTGCTCTATGGGGGTTCAGAGATAATGGCGGGGTTTCAGGCATTTATTAACGGTACCTCATTCGATGCAGTCAATGCCATGTCTTACAATTTTGTAGCAGACGTGGCGACTGTATCAGGCTCAGGCAGTAATACTTATAACCTCAACGGGTTTACTATAAGCGCATCAATTATTGGAGGAAGAACATCTGCTGGCGCCAGCCAGATAACATACGGCGTATCGGTTTCTGGGCAAACCGTTTCATGGAGCGGAGTTGATATACCTTCGAAGTTGATAGTGACCGCAACGCCTACAACCACACTCAATTATGCAGGTTTTGTTTATAACGATTATTCGGCAAACCCTCCTGTATTTAAGCTTGCACCGACATTTACTCCATTTAATCTTGTACAGGTTATAGACCTTACTCCGGGGTTTAGTCAGGTTGTTCAAACTAACGTGCCTGCCAGCATTCCACTCATAGCGTTTCACAGAAGCACAGCAGCATCTGGTTTCAATCATGTGTGGTGGAATGAGATAAACCAGAATGGGTATTGGGCGTTGCAGTTCAGGCCTAACTTTGGCTATCAGATGACTGCTACCAGAATCTATGTTTTTGCCAAGATGATGGTTAACATACCTTCCGGCGGTTTCTTCATGTACAACAATGGACAGATGGTCTGGCACAGTAATTGCCTTCCACTGCAGATGCAGACTGGATCAACTACAAATGCGAGCCAGCCGGTTGCATCTACCAGCGGCGTTTCGGTGGTGGTTAGCCAGCCTTTTGACCCTGCCTTCCCAAATACAGGCATAACGCTTTACAACTGCTATAGCGGCGGGGTGAATAGTTCAGGCCAGTTCGAGGCGAGCGGTGGGGATTTGTTTTCTTCTTCTAACTATCAGGTGCCTCAAGGCAGGCCGCCGGGTTATTCATGCGGCCCTCCTGGATTTATATACTGCAATGTATATGACTCTTACTACAGGCAGGCTCTAGGGGTTTAATCGATCGCATGTTGCCGTATCGGTAAACTGGGATTTGTCTGTCCAGGTATAAAAGGGCTTGCCAGCAAGGTATTTGCCGTCTTCAACTTTAAACACTGCAATGTCGTACTTTTGTTTATAGATAACAGCTTCGTTATAGCAAATTGGCGGAGAGCTTGATACGCAGGCCGAAAGAGTCATTGCAACACAAATGATAGTCATTACCTTTTTCATTTAAATATCCTTTTCTGATTATGTGCTGATTTTAGATCATGCACCGTTTATGTGATTAAGTGAATTAATAAGTTGGTTGGCTTTATTTTGCTTAATTGAAATAACTGGAAACCATTCCAAATAACACCCGGCCACAGCGCCGGGTTTTTTATTGACCGGAGAAAGCTATGCCAGCAGGCACTATTGCATTAACCAATAACTCGACGACTGTAAATGGCTCAGGGACCAGCTTCACAACTGAGCTTAAAGCGAACGATTTCATCGTTGCTGTAGTGGGAGGTGTCACTTACACGCTCGGTGTTCAGTCGGTGAACTCAGCCACCAGTGTAACGCTCACGACTGCATATAATGGCCCTAATGCATCGGGGGTGGCATGGACTGCCGTTCCAAACGCTGCACTGGTGGGGATAACGGCGCAGGTCGCTGCAGATGTTGCTAAAGCCATTCGCGGCTTGAATATGGACAAGGCCAACTGGCAGCAGGTCTACAGCGCCAGCAGCAATATCACAGTTACCCTGCCTGATGGCAGCCAGTATAGTGGCCCGTCATGGAATAGCGTCGTCAACTCCGTTTCAGGGAAGATGGATAAGAGCCAGAACCTGAATGACGTTGCAAATAAAGCAACCTCAAGAACTAATCTAGGTTTAGGTGAAAGTGCTACCAGAAATGTAGGGACAGGAGCAGCTGATGTTGCTGCTGGAAATGATTCTCGAATTACTGGCGCCGTTCAGTCGAATGGAAGCACTATTATGTCTGGTACTTTGCAAAACGCATCTCAAGGATTCGGTTTGAGAAAGCCGGCAGCCGCATGGAGGCCTGATAATTCTACGCAGCTTATGTACGCAGACGCACCATCGAACACATCTACTTGGACTGATTTAATCCTTACATCCACGTATTGGGCATACAGGGTGATTCTTAACGTAACGGGTAGTGGCGGAGTTTGGGAATTCAGAAATGATGGCTCTTTCAGAAGTTCTGGAAATGTATTTGCTGGCGGAGCGCAACTTACTTCTGATAAGCGACTGAAAAGTAATTTTTCGTCTGTTGAATATAATATCGATGATATAGACAAGATAACCCCTCACTATTATGACAAGTCATCTCCAGACAATGGAGCCATACCTCAAATGGCACGGACGGCAGATGAGGCTGTAGCTGAAGATGCAAGTAATGAGAAGAACATTAATATTCCAAGCATACCCACCCCGGCCAATACTGTTCGAGAGATGGGAGTTGTGGCGCAGGAGCTCAGAGAGGTATTGCCAGGCCTGGTGACGGAATCCTACTGCAATGAAAAATATCCAGACTTGTTAAGCGTTAATTACTCAGGACTTACTGCTTGGCTGGCAGGATACTGCAAGCTATTGAAAGACCGAATCATTGAGCAGGAAGCTGTCATTGCCGAGCTGCAAAAGCGCATGAATGCCATCGATGGACTAGATGCATAAAAAAGCCCCGGCGACGGGGCAGACAGTACCGCGCCCATCTAAGCAAGCTGCGGGTCTGATTTGAGATTAGTCACTCACCCTCGCCAGCGCCAACTAAAAACCCTGCACCATCAATCCCTTTACAAATCTGTGCACCGCTCCGCCTTGATCAAATCTACTGATCGATATTACTGTTTATCCATACAGTATTTATCAGAGGAGGGCATATCATGGCGAGAGAGAGCGACATACACGCAGCGTTCACTGGTGCGATAACCAAGGACGCCCGCGGCAGGCAGGTTGTCACTACTGCGGCATTCCAGAAGCGTCTGGATGACGTTAATCACGTGTGGACGCTGGCAGAGTGCAACAGGTGGATTCGGCGTTACCAGAATTTCTTCTTCGAGCTGGTCACAGAGGAGAGCGAGAACAAAACGTGGTCACTCCGCAACATGGGATAAGTGAGGTAATTATGGGATTTCCATCACCAGCGTCCGACTACATCGAGCGCCGCATTGACCTCAACGATGTCCTGATGCCGCACCGCAATAACATGATCCTGATTGAGACGCCTGACGGGTTTGTGCTGGCCGACAAATCACTGAAGCCAGCGCCGGGCGACAAAGTCGCTTTCCAGCTTGGTGAGTTTCCGCAACTGGGAAGATTATTCAGAACAGGGATTATCACTTCGGACGGTGAGACGATCGACGGAGAAGGGCTGGAAGGGATTATCGTGCTGGGGAAGGTGACGGCCGAGATAGTGTCCGTTTATGAACCTGCGCGCCCCTCTATATAAAGGTGTGCCAAAATTGTGCCAGAAAATTGACACAATCCCGCAGAAATCTGCATAGAACGACAATCGCTAACTTGCTGGCTGGCTTGTGTAGCGGGTTGTGCGGTTGTTATGATGCGCCACTTTTAATAAATCATCGGACTGTTTCTCCGATGCATCGGTTTCCAGCGGCCGCGGAACCTAGATTATTACCATTTTAAAACATCAACTTACGAGAGTTATCCGGCCAGATTCACTCTCGTATCTTCCTTCCTGTGCCAGAAATGTGACAACGCCGCTGAATTTGCTCAAATGTTCACCACTCAGATGCGCGTACTTGTTCACCATCTCCAGCTTCTCCCATCCCCCTAATTCCTTCAGAACCATCAGCGGCGTTCCGTCCTGAACATGCCAGCTCGCCCAGGTGTGTCTCAGGTCGTGAAACCGGAAATCCTTTATCCCTGAAAGCTTCAGCGCCCTGTTGAAATCACTCCGCACGAAATAGTCGTGAAGTGTTCCATCGGAAGAAAAAACATATTCAAAATCTCGGGGGATGCGATTCAGGATTGCGACCGCCTCATCACTCAGTGGTAACTGTCTCGCCCGGCCTGATTTGGCGACCTCAGCTTTAACGACTGCCCTCCGCCGACCCAGATCGATATCCTGCCAGGTGAGAGACAGAATCTCCCGCAGGCGCGCGCCGGTCAGCAGAGCGAATGAGCACAGGTTCCTCATCCACTCATGCTGCAGGTTTCCGATGAGTGATCTGGCATCGTTCTTATCTAGCCACCGGACGCGCACCTTAGGCTCACGCATTGTCTGCGCGTAGGGTATCTGGTCAATCCATCCGCTTTTATAAGCCAGAGAGAAGCCACGCATGATGAATGCCCTGTACCGGTTCTTCGTCGCGTTAGACAGTCGCTTGTGCGTTATGCGGCTATGGGTCGGGAGATTGTCCGTAATCTCCTCACCGCTCACTGACGAAACCAGCCGGCCCTCAAAAAGGCTATGCCAGTAACGGGCATAGATTTTGATGTTCTCGATGTTGGAGTTATCTTCAGCATCGCGAAGGGCCAGCATGATCAGGTCTTCAAACAGGCGTTCCGGTCGCTTATCCAGATTCTTCACGGCCCACGCTTCGTGCTTCAGCTTGTCGTGCAGCTGCTGTGCCTTCTCTTTTTCTTTGGTGCCAGCAGAGCGTCTAATTCGCGAGCCGTCTGGCTTCGATATATCAATCCAGTACGTGTTACCTCGTTTGTAGATCGGCATTTCCTTTTCTCCTTACCGCCTACAACAGCCAGCCGGAAAACATTGTTGTCGTTTGCTGCCTGCTGTTCAAACTTTTTCATGCTCTCTGAATTGGCACGCCAGCAGCCGCCCACCTTAAACATGTGGAACCGGGCAGGGTCGCGATAGATGGTTGACGCTGACACTCTGATAAGCGCAGCGTACTCTCTGACTTTCATGAATGCCTCGTCCGGCATATCTACTCCTTATACGGCCAGTTCCAGACCAGCACGATGCAAATAAAAAAGGCGAGCCGCAGAGTGAACTCGCCGGGGGTGATGTCGCGGATGATGTTCATGATGCTGGCTTCAGGAAGAGAACCCAGTGCGTCTTGTCGCCTTTGCCAGTACGCTGCCAGATGGTTGGCTTTTGGTCTGTCAGAGCGATGACTTTACTGACTGGTATCTGCGTTTCGTTCCATTTGAATATCAGCGTGCCATGTGGTCGCAAAACCCTGAACGCCTCCGCAAAGCCAGCGCGGATATCGTCTGGCCACTTTGCTTTATCCAGTGCGCCATACTTCTTACGCATCCAGCTTTTTTCTCCAGCGTGCTGCAGATGAGGCGGATCGAATACGACCTGGGCAAAAGTATTATCAGCAAAAGGCAGCGCGCGGAAATCGGCGATGATGTCCGGGCTAATCTGCAGTGTGCGTCCGTCACATAAAACATGCTGCTCGGAGCGTCGGTCAGTAAACACCGCCCGGTCATCCTGCTTATCCATCCAGAACATGCGCGAACCGCAGCACATATCCAATATGCTTACTTCAGACATAACAACTCCTCACGCAGAGCGCGATAGTGAATAGGGTGGATGGGGGCTACTGGCTGCGGAAGCCGTTGCAGGTTCGGAAGAACTCGATCAGATAGCCTTTCATTTTGGCGTGCCATTCTTTGTCATCGCCATTGCACCAACCATCCGGTGGTGTCCATGGCTCAATTAGGTCAGCCATCTTTTTCGCTTTTGCTGCGGTGACGTTAACCGGGTCGTTGGTGAATTGAGTGTTTATCAATTTGTCCATACCGGGTATTGCGAGCACTTTGAACCACGTTCCGTTGGGAAGGGATACACCACATACCCGGTCGGCTTCGCGTCGCTTATCTATTAAATCAACTGACATGTCGTAACTCCTTATCCACCTGACGCACGTAATAGCTCAGCCAGCGCTTTGCTGGAAATGTATCAGGCGGCAGGGCGGTGATTGATTTGGCGTGTTTATCGAGAAGGGTGGTAATGATGCGGTCGTGTTCTTTCTTAGGCCTGCCGTCTATGGCTTTGATTATTTCGCTCCTGCACTTACGCGCTACGGCCCTTAGCACGTTCTCCGTCACAGGCGTCACGCCACCCTGCGATGCTGCTTAGCGCGTTCAATGCGCTCGTAATCGCTGCGACAATCCTCATCGCAGAAGCAACCGGCGCTCACCGCCTCTTCGCAGTAATAGCAGGCACCGGTGAACACCATCTCCGGATGCTTGCGATTTGCTAACGCGATATTGCGCTCCAGCTCCTCAAGCTCAGCAGCCTGGTCTAATTCGTCAGACATGTTGTACCTCCGAAATTTGGGCGTAAAAAAACCGCCTCGGTGGGCGGCTCGTGATCCAACTTAAATCTATATTTTCTGCAGCGTGGCGATTGATGGCGTAAATTTACCACCTTGCTCTCCGCCACCCAGAGAAAGCACCCTGTATTGAACCTCCTGGCTATCCACAACAAGTTTTAAAACCTGATTTACCTGAGGAACAAAATCTAACTCATGTTCTTCCCGGCTTGCTGGTTGTAGATTTTCATCCACAAACGTGATGTTCAACTTCATTTGCCTTCCTCTTTAAAATAAACCGGGTCAGTGCCGCGCGGGAACTGCAGCGCAACGCTCCTGTAATGCTGCAATCTCTCCCTGAAATACTCCTTCAGCGCTTCCGGCTGCTGCATCTCCACCTCCATGGCGATAACCGGCATATTCATACGCTCCTTGTACGCTACTCCTGACGCGGCTAAATCCACGTTAATCCTGTCGCGTTCTTCTCTGCTGCGTGCTGCTAAGTTGTGTGACATGGCGATGTCCTCCTGTGGGGAGTATATCGTCTTAAAGCATGGAGGGCTTAACGATTAGCTGGCGAGTTTTGACTCCGTACTTTTTACAGTCTTCATAATGCGACTTTGTTACTGAAGACATTACGCCGTTTATCTCGGCCTCATAAACAGCGGTTTCACTAAATGCTTTCCGCAGCGCCAGCAGCTCCTTTGCCATTTCCACGCGTTCGTCCCAACTGACTTTGCAAATGGTATTATCATCGCCCAGCTCTTTCAGTCTCTCATCACTAATCATTCCTGCACCTCATAGCCTGCTGCACGGATAGCCGAAATAGCATCTTCAACAGAGATAGCCATACAGGTCACATAATCCTGATCGATATCTTCACGCGTTAACATGGATCGGCGTGGTGGCAACTTAACCGGCGGCGCGGTCAGGGCGGCGAGTGCCACTTCCATTAGTTCGACCATATAGCGCATATTGGGATTCGATTCTGATGCAGCTTTCCAGCGCTTAATCTCGATATTGCATAGACCAGTTAGCGCCTGCTTCTCTTCTGCTTTCATGATGGCTCTCCTGCGCGGTTGGTGCGGCATATCAGAGCCCAAAAATTCATATCGCAAATTAGCGCTACGCGCATTTCCGCCGTGAATCGACAGCCGAGTTTATTTGATTTGCCGACTGACCGCCGACGCTTGCGCATTACCTTGCGCGCATGGGCTGCATTTACCTCTTCCTGACGTTGTCTGGTGGCATAAACACCTTTCGCGGGTATTTTCCGGGCCTGTTTTTGATAAGCGCTTAACAGGTCATGCACGTCTGATGATTTAGCCATCACTCACCATCCTTACCGGCGCGGAGTTGGGCGGCTATTTGAGCGCCTTCGTGAATAGTTCCAGCTGCCACACCGATTTCTTTGGCGTCAAACGTGCCTTCATCAATCAGCTGCTGCAGCTTTCCTGTCAGAATCTCAATACCCTCAGCCCGCACAGAGTTGAGGTAGGCGTCGAACTCAGCCTCATTATTTATTAGCCTTTCTCTTTCTGATTTAGATAATTTCATCAGTTGAAACCCTCTCTATCTGCCATGGTTGGGATGGAATCCATGATTAATTTCTGCGCTTTTCCTGATAGCAACTGCTTCCAGGAGGGAGCATCTCATCCCCAGCTCTATTGTTTTTCTTCCTATGGTTATTCTGGATCTCCACATTCCTTTACTTCCAACCCATGAAACTCCTGCACATCCACAGGAATTGTTGCGCTGTACTGGTCGGTTTCTATGCTGGTCTGTTTGAGATGCGAGCCTGAGATTAGCAATGCGATTATTTGTGGAGTCTTGGTCGATATGATCGATGGTCATTCCGTGTGGGATTTCACCATGAACCATCTCCCAGAATACCCGGTGTGCTTTGTACTGCTTGCCGGCAACCTTGATATGAATTGTTCTGTGTCCGGTATGATCAATATGAAGTGACCCTGCAACCACCCCCGGAAATCTGTTGTTCCAGATAGTGCAGGCTCTCTTCGATGCAAATAAGGATGCAGGCCTTTTTTTCCATATTGCGATCCCCTCAAGAGGGAGGTAGGTCAGTAACGAATGCCAGTCCATTCTCTTACCCCTTATGCCGCTGTAAGGCTCAATGCCGCGGCGAAAATAGTTAGTCCTGCACCACGGCACCAAAGCGGCCGCGCAGCTCTGTCTGATAGTCATTCCAGACGACATCAGGCTTCGTCATAACGATGCGTGGCAGCTGCGGATAGAAAGCTGCCTGTCGTGCGTATTCCTTGGTAGTGCGCTCCCTGCGCCTTGCTTCCAGTGATTCCTTCGTGCGTGACTCAATCCGGCACCGACCACCGTACCGGGCGTTAATCTGCTGCTGTGCGTCCTGCATAGCCAGACGATGCAAACGCTGTGATTGCGTCTCATCAGGACGTGCAGATTCCGCCGAAGGTTCGGTGAGGTTCATGGTCGGTGCCTTATTTGTGGGTTAAATCAGAAGGGAATCGAGCTGTCGTAATCAGGTTCGGTAGATTGACCACGCGACTGCTGCGGCCGACTCTGTTGCTGGCCGCTCTGCTTTGGAGGCAGATCGATATCCCGCACGAGAATGGTTGGCGTTGAAACCTTAGCGCCGTCATCCTTTGTCCATTCTTCCAGAACGAACTCGCCGGTAACGGTGACCTTCGCGCCTTTCAGGATTGATGCCGAAAGCTTCTCAGCCATAGCGCCGAACATCTTGCATTGGAGCCAGGATGTTTTCTCGTTGTCACCAAATCCTGATTTGGCCGGCAGAGAGAACGAAGCGATATGTTTTCCGTTTGGAGTGACGCGCAGAACGGCATCCTTGCCGACATTACCTGCGATTGTGATCGTGTTGATTGGCATTATGCTGTGGCTCCTTCAAGCTCTGATTTCTTCATGTCGTAAACTTCTTTCGCTTTAGCCTGCTCAGGGGTTCCGTCCAGCGCCTGCCATGCTCTGGCGAATGACTGCTTCAGCTCTTCCGGGGTTTTCTTGCTGAGTGCAGCCTCAGAGAAGGCGGCAAGGATGTCCGAGGGCTTAGGCTTAGGTTTTTGCTGCTGAGGTGCTGAGGCTGACTGCTGTCGGTGCTCGTTAGTGTCAGCATCCTTGGAGTCGTCGATGCCGAAGAGGCCATTCAGGCAGTATTTTCTAGCGTAGGAGCTTGTCGCGCCGGTAATCTGCGCATCATCCATGCCTTTCTTGTCGACAGCTTCACGGGCCATTGCAGAAGCCGTGTGGGTGGTCTCGCCATCGGTGATCGTCGCTGTGGCTTTTACGTAATACCGGTCGCCGATAAGTACGATTTCATCAGAGATAGACAGGAATAAGCCGTTAAGCAGCGGTTTAACGCCCTCAAGGATGTCTTCGCAGCTGCGATAGTGATACTTGCCGAAGCTGTTGTACTGCCCCTTTGGCGCGTTCAGTGTGCGCTGTATCTCTGCCAGCCTGATGTAGAATTCCTTACTCATAACCAAATCCCATTCGCTCTGCCTGCTGCTCCGTACGGTAATCAGCAGCCGCATCCATTGCAGCTTGCTGTGGCGTCATCTCGTCCAGCACCGGCTCTAAGATGGCTTTCATCATCTCGATGAAGTAGATATCTGGATCAATCATGCTGCGTGCTCCTGATGAATTGTGTAACCCTGCTCTGTAAGCCACTCCATGACATCTTTGATATCAATCTGGTTGAGTAGTTGCTTGCCGCTGAAGTCGAGCAGAGACACTTCATCAGCTTCGATAATCATCATGCCGGGGCGATAGCCGGCGCGGGTATTCAGCTCGCCACACTCAATCTTCAATTTCATTGCATGGCTCTCCGCAATAACCGCATTGCCATCGCCCACTTGGCACCATCGCCGAACAGGTGAGCCTCTCTTGAAAGCTCCTGAGCCTTCGTGAAGTAACGTGATTTCATGGCTGTACTCCTTTGCGGATGGAGATGAACAGGCTGCGAAGGCGGCGTGCAATGCGTTCAAGCTGGGATTCAAAGTCGAAAGGGCAGCCCAATGCCGCCCCTGCCGTTGCATAAGCTGGCATGGGATACCTCGATATAAATTTGGTTGGTGTAAAAAGAAGGGGGCCATTTCGGCCCCCATAAGGATGAAACGTTCTGGTTATCTATCCTGCTGAAATCTCAGCGTTGGTGCGTAGCACCTCAAAGCCGTCTGAGCAGACAGCTTTACGGTGTCACTCAGTGGTAATTACTTGATAAGGCTGTACTCGTAGTTGATGTTCAGGATTTGCTCTTTGTCCTGCTCAAAGCGGTAATCCCACACCTCTTGGTCTTTCCATTTTCTGGCTAGCTGCCACCGCCATCCGTTGCTATCCATGACTCGCCGAACTTTACGCTTGACCACAGCGTCGTTGTCGTAGGTAACTCCCCAGTTCGCACCAAAACCGCAGCGCAGTACATCCAAGTCAACCTCAACAACACGGCCCAGCTTAGGGAGGCGATGGCGAGGTTTTTTCATGTAATCTTCAATGCGCATAAGCTCTCCTGTAGTGGTTACTGGCCCCGGGCGCGAGCTTCAAGCATCGCATCAGCCATTGAGTAAAACGCCACGGCCATATCCAGCATGCCGTGCTTGTGGTTTGTGCCGATTTGTATCGCAGTCCCTGATGCCATGACTCCCTGCATTACCTTTGCCGCGAAGTAATCGCGCAACGTCATACCTTCTTGACCTTCAACTGTTTCACTACCTAACGGCAGTGGGAACGCCTGACCGCCTGTATCTTTTTCCATCTTCAACCTCCTGCTATAACCCCCAGCACCATCAGCACGCCAAACACAAACCAGCCGAAATACCAGCTTCCGTCGCTTAACATGGTGCCTCCAGATATGAAAAAGGCCGCCTAAGCGACCTGTTTGTGTCGGAGCCAAATGCAAACGGCACCGTCTTCTGAGTCATGGATTGATCCAACAAACCAACCCTCACCCTTTAAGCCCGATGGCTCCCAGGATGAGATGTCAACGCCGTCATCGTCCGGGCCGGTATCATCCTCATCTCGATACTCAACTCCCCATTCAAGACCTTTTTCAGCCATCCACTTGTCCATCTCATCACTTGAAATGGACTCTCTTCCGTCGCAGAAAGCGTCGTATTCTGGGTGTGTCCAGTAGCCATACTCGTCGCGCTGAACTTCCATTGCTTGCATAAATCACCTCGCCGTTACGATGTCTTTTGAGTTGCGATAGCCAATAAAAAAGCTGCGGGTTAGGCAGCCTCAGAAGTTGGCAATCCGATCATCTTGTTGAGGTCTTCGACCTTCAATGCAGGTAGAGCCGCTCTCACGTTCTCGACGTTTTCGGGGATTAGCTCTTGGCTTTCCGGCCAGACCTCAACGAGACGCTTGATGGTTGAAACTGAGTTAAGCGCAGCCCATACGGTCTTTTCGATTTCCTCTTTTCGCTTTTCGGCTTTGGCCTCAGCAGCAAAGATTTCATCAAACCGCTTAGTGATTTCATGGTCAGCAGCAAACAGGCATTGATCGCGATTTGGCGTGACCAAATAAATATCCTCACCCTTATCATCAACGCCATAACTGACCCAGCCAAGACGGCGGCCGCCGATTGCGATGTTGATATCCCCACTGCGACCTGATGCCACGTAGGTGCTCGCTCCCAGCTGCTGAATTTGCTTCTCAATCTTTGTCAGCTTGGCAAAAAGAGAATCAATTTCTTTAGCCTTCTGTTCACCACCAAAGGCAAAAATACGAGCAGATTTAGCCGCCTCATGCCGTTGCTTTTGCAGCGCTGCCAGCTCAGCGGTTACACCTGATTTGGCGAGAGCATTGTTGGCGATCTGCTCACGGATAACGGTAGTTAAGCGTACTGATGACATATGGAAACCCTCACTTAATGATATGTGTTACGTCTTTACGGACGCTGCGGTAACCCGCGTTGAATAATGCAATCTCCGGCAAGCACACACTCGTGCTCTCATGTCTGTCACGCAGAGAAGGGGAGGAGCAAGCCTTCTCGACTCTCTGGTTGCAGCTGGATAACGTGCTGACGATGCGGCGCTCGAAACGTGTCTGCTCGATAGACTGCGATGCTTTCTTGGCGTTATAAGCCGCCATACGACGCTGATTTCTGTTCATCACTTTGCTCCGTTACGCTTGGCGGCTTTAGCGCGCTTCTTTTTCAGCACGCGGCGGTAATTGCGATCGTTCTGGTTGCGCATCGACTCCCAAAGGTCGGCTTCAAGATACGCAGATGATTTCTGATAATTTTCGTTCATGGGTATTCCTCGATGAGTGCTTGGGTGATTGAATGGCCGGTGCTGATCTCCGGCATAGGTGCGAAACGGCACGGTTTTACGTACTGGCCTCGCCGCATTTTGATAGCGCATCAGCCTGCGCATTCATCCAATCCCGAAGCACTCGCCTCGGCCTGTGTATTCACAGGGTCATATTGTTAAAGAGCTGATATCCGTTTCTTGTTTCCCCAGCGTCCTGCTGATGGGATTTATAATCACAGATTGTGTTTATGCAGTCAACACGAAATGTGATTAATATTGAACACGCATCGTGTTGTTATTGAATTTGAAGGGAATATATTTTTTGAGGGCAATAAAAAACCCGCCGAAGCGGGTTTGTGGGATTTTAGCGGGGGAGAAACTAGACGAGATTCATCATGGTCTGCACTGCCACACCGATGATCCGGCAGTTACCATCAATGGGGATAAGTGGATAGGCCGGGTTGAGTCCCTTGAGGTATTTCTGCCCGCCATCAATGATCAGCTTTTTGAAGGTCGCCTCGTTAGCATCAACAAGCTTCGCAATCACAAGGCTGCCATTCTTAGGCTCTCGTCCTGTATCAAAAAGAACGAGCGTGCCTTCTGGGATACTCATGCCAGCCGCGGCCGTCATGGAGTCGCCATGCACGCGAAGCCAGAATCCATCGCCTTCTACGCGTGCCTCTGATTCGTACCACTCAGAAACCTGCTGCAAATTGTAAGGCTCTAATGCCTCTTTCCATGCTCCTGCACTTACCCAGCTTATCAATGGATATTTCTCCCCTGGCTGATATGGTCCTTCATAATAATCTCCGAACAGCAGCTCAGCCGGAGTTACACCCAAAGCTTTTGCGATCACCTCCGCATCATCAACGCTAACACTTCTCACCCGAGCTTCATAGTTGCCTATCCGAGACTGTGAAGCCCATCCGCATAGCTCCGCCAGAGCCTTCTGAGAAAGGCCCTGAGCTTCACGTAAGCGCTTAATTCGCGCGGCAATATCTTCATCTCTTTTCATGCGCATATTTTTATCACATTCCGTGTTAAAAGGCTTTTCACGATTTGTGTTGAAAATGAATCACGAATTGTGTTTAATGAGTGCAGAGTGACCCATTAAGGACAAACCATGAACAACATTGCCAACGAACGGAAAAAGCTTGGCATCACTCAATCAGTGCTCGCCAGTGTTTGTGGCTGGAATCAATCCCGCTTAGCGAACTACGAGACGGGAATCCGAGCGCCAGATTTAGAGTCATGCCGTCGCCTGGTGAAGGCGTTTAATAAATTGGGCAGCAAGACCACTCTCGATGGTCTGTTCCCGCCAAGAAAGACAGCAGCTTAAGAATCACCGCTCTTTATCAATCTGACCTCCCTCGGAATACCAGGGAAAAACCCAAGTGACTTGCTCACCGCAATGTCACGCAATCATTTACCTACATGGAAATTATCAATCATGGAACACGCAAGAAATAGCAAGTTGATCAACGAAGTAGAAACAGAATTACGCAGCCGCCTGACCCATAAAGGCCAGCGCGTTCTGGCTGATGAGGCCGGATGGCATGAATCGAAAGTAAGCCGTTTAAACCTGCGCGATATGGCGACGGTTTTTGTGCTGCTGGAGAAGGTGTGGGAAACGAGCCTGATTGCAGAAGTAGCCCGGCAAGCGGTTGCAGCTGCGATGGGAAAAGAAAAGGCCCCGAGCGCTGGAACGCTAGAGGCCTGATGCGAAATGACTGGATCAATTCACAGGAGTAATTATGCACTTAGGAGCAATTGAAAAGCAACCTGACATTCTGCAGAGCATGGAGATACCAGCTGACTTCAGGATGGCGGGCTGGGTTTATGTTCTTAGCAATCAATTTATGCCCGGCATTTACAAAATCGGCATGACCACAACAAGCCCGGCTACGCGAGCAAAGGAGCTGTCTTCAGCAACTGGCGTTCCGGCTCCATTCAAAATTGAAGCCGCCTTTCATTGCGAAGACCCTGCGGGATCTGAATCTTCAATTCACGAGGCGCTTGCTGGATTCCGGGTCAATGAGTCTCGCGAGTTCTTCAATGAGGAGCTGGAAGAAATTCTTTATGAGGCAGAGGCGCATTGTCAGGCCGGCACTAATACACCCGTTGAGGAGTTAGCTGACACATACGACGTCATTTGCTTCGAGAGCCTGAACAACCTGAATTTGCCCGATCTATTCGAGGACATAGGCATCAACGTTTTCGGTAATCGACTGGCAGTTGCTGACCGGCTAATCAGGTTTGGCGTCGAGATGATGAGGCGACAACTGTTTGAGCAGCACTGCTCTCTTGTCCTTCATGACGGCAAAGCCTACGGGATAGAGACGTCAAATCACTCTCACTATCGAAGAATCAACGAAGAGAGAGAGGCGTATGAGAGACAGCTGATTGAGGCTGGAGTATATGGGCCTCAGTTACCCCCAGTGGATGAGCCCTTACCTTTTTAATCTGGAATAACTATGAGCATGAATTTGATGGCTAAAGCCATGGGTATCAGAGTTGGCAATCCACTGAGGAAGCTCGTACTGATTAAGCTGGCAGACAATGCCAACGACAAAGGTGAATGCTGGCCTTCTTACCAGCATATTGCTGACCAGTGCGAGATCGGACGGTCAACAGTAAAAAACCATATCCGGGCACTTGAGGATATGGGAATGCTGCGAAGGGAATTCCGCAGAAATGGTGATTTAAACCAGTCGAACCTGTTTTATCTCACCCTCGACAACCCTGTAAGAAATCGAATTGAGAGCGTCAATTCAGATGAGACCCCCGGTCAGGATATGCCCGAGGGGGTAGGGCAGGAGATGACCGGGGGTGGGGCACCAGATGACCGAGGGGGTGGGGCACCAGATGACCCCATAACCAGTCACTCTTTTGAACCAGTCATAGAACCTAAAGAAACACCAGTCGCTGACGCTCCTCTTCCTGTTGCAGCCGAAGAATCCCGATACGCATTTGAAGGCAAAGTCGTGAGGCTGAATCACAACGACTTCGCCTCATGGTGCAAGCTGTACAAAAACATCGATCTCAAATACGAACTGGAAAAGCTGGACATCGAATTCTCTCATGAGAAGCCGAAGAACTGGTTTATCACTGCCAGCCAGAAGCTCAGCTACCAGAACAAAAATGCGACTGCCAGAACTGCTAAGCAGGTAGTTACCACTCCTCATCAGCACTGGAACAGCCGCGAAGCCTGGGAGAATGAATTCCTATGAGAAATCTCGTATCAGCAATTCAGAACCGTGATGCAGGCGCACTGGCTCGCATTGCAGGTGATGGCCCGCGCCCGATTGAGCGTGGAGTGCATGAAGACGTTGAGCGCCTTGTCGATGCTCTGTTTTCGAACCTGAAGCAGGTGTTTCCGGCATCGGTCAGCACTGCATGGCGCAATCCGAACGACGAAGCAGCAGCGAAACGCCAGTGGATAGCCGCTTTCGCCGAGAACGGCATTCACAACAAGCAGCAGCTGTCAGCAGGCATGAAGCTGGCCCGCGCAAGTGGTTCGCCGTTCCTGCCATCACCCGGCCAGTTTATCGAGTGGTGCAAGCAGGGCGAGCATCGTGCAGCCGGTCTGCCAGCCGATGAGGAACTGTACGACATGTTCCGACTGTATTGCCGGGACCGTGGCATGTACGACAGCAGCGAGGACTTCCCCTGGGAAAGCCCGGCCTGTTTCCACATGGTGACAGCGGTCTACAACCAGATGCGCTCGTTCAACCTGACGGATTCTGAATGCCGCAAACGTCTGGGTGATGAGCTGCGCAAGATGTCCCGCCGCATCGAAGCTGGCGAAGTCATCCCGCCGCCGCGCAAACAGATCCCACAACTCCACATCCCGACCGGTAACGAAAAGGCGCTGGACCACCTTGCCGACATTCGCCGCCGCTTTGGGCTGAGAAGTGGCCGCCATGACTGAGATGAACCGTATCCGCTTTGAGCGCCTGTATCGCAGCGTTCACGGCGACAGGCACAACCTGACCCGGTCACATCTTGGCTATCAGGATGCCACCGTAGACCGGGCATTTTTCTTCTGGCTTGAAGGTAGGGAGAGTGGAGCATGACACAGGTAACTCAACTGGTAATCACTCAGCCGCTGATGCGTCAGGCCCGCAATATTCAGCTGGCAATCATCGACCTGGCTAAGAAGCGTGACCTTAAGCCAGAGCAGCTTCGGGCGCACCTGAACGCTATCGACATGCTGGCGCGTGAAGCACATGACCTGATAGTCGATGCTGAGTTTGAGCAGGAAGACAGGAGCCACCAATGAACAAGCTAACCGCTAATAAGTGCAGGGAGCAAATTGCAGAGTGGGAACGCATGATGAGCGCATCCGATATCGCCGTCATGGTTGAGCGTCACCTTCAAGCCTACCGGATTGCACTCCCCATACTGGAGCAGCAGGAGCGCGGTGAGAGCTGGATTGAGTGGCGTGGTAAGTGTGGCGGGAATGACCAGCCAGTTATAGGCATGGTGGAAGTTAAATTTCGCAATGGTAACACTCAAAAGTCCGAAGCCTGTGATTGGTACTTGCCGCATGATGGTATTGCTTCTGACATCATCGCCTACCGCATCATCCCGGAGCGGGCCACCAATCAGAACGGAGAGCAGTGATATGGGTGACTGGATTAAGTGCAGTGAGCGGATGCCTGGTCGCGAATACGTCATGGCCGCTGATTTCAAAAACCGTTATCCGGCTTGTAGGCCTAACTATCAGGTAGGAATTTTTGCAGATTGGTTCGATGACGGACGTCCTGCCTGGGATGATGGTGATGGGCATGACCTTTATCTAAATGAGATTACCCACTGGCAACCACTCCCATTACCACCGGAGGATGTATGACAGGCAATGATGAGCTGGAAAGGCAGGTGCTTAGCATTATGCGCATTGATCAGCAAGGGTACTGGCGCCAGTCAGGAGGCGAATATTACCACTCAATGCCAACGTTCCTGATTAAAGACCACTACAACCTAGTAAATCCAGAAAACGAAACCGACTCAGCAACATTGAGAAAATTGCTGACCGATATGGCGAAACGCGGATTGGTCGAGAAATGTTATCGCAGCCGGATTGGACAGGCTTTTTGGACTCTTCCTCGCAGTAAGCAGGAGGAAGCATGAAAGATATCAGCCTCAATGAATGGATGATGATTGGCCTGATGGCGATTGGGTATGTATTTATCATCATCAAGGCTTTCCAGTGGTTTGTTCTCCTACTGGCGAAGCAGTGGGATAAGCGACGGAAGGAAACCAGGCGGCAGAAGGCAGTTAACGAGCTGTACGACGCTTTCGAACTGGACCAGCTGAAAGACGGTAGCACCATGCGTGTAGCCACGAAAAGCGACCTGAATATTTTCATGTATCGCGGAGAGCGAAAACCATGAACAACGTAATCCCCTTAAAACGCTCTGAGCACAAACCTCTCAGAGATACACACTCAGCCATAGTGACTGCCCTGAAGATGATTCGCGAAGGCGGCCACAGTCAACAGAGTATCGATCTGCTGTTAAGCGCAGCAGCTGACAACCTCTACGACTACGTGGAGAAAATCGAAGCGAGGTAACAGTGGAAACGCAACGTTATCTACTGAGAGACAGCAACATCAGACAGAACTGCATCAGCGCCATCCAGCAACTCCCCGCCAATCCAGATAAGTCATTCGAAATAGTCATCCAAGAACGCAAGCGCACAACGGACCAGAATCGCCGTATGTGGCCGCTTCTCCATGACCTTTCCCGGCAAGTTGAATGGTACGGGCAGAAGTACACCCCGGACGACTGGAAAGACCTTATCACCGCTCTCGTAGCGAAATCCAAAAACGAACAGCAGCGCACCGCACCCGGCATCGGCGGCGGCGTCGTCATGTTTGGCTCCCGGACCAGCAAGATGCGCGTGAGCGAAATGGTTGAAGTCATCGAGGCGATTTACTGGTTCGGCACAGAGCAGAACGTGAAATTCAGCGACGAAGCCCGGTTAGAAATCGAATGGGCGCAACGCTGGGGCGAAAAGAACGGGAGGACAGAATGATCACCAAGCAAAGGCTTGAAGAGGTTTTAAATTTCGATCGTGAGAATGGGGTGTTCACTTGGAAAATATATCGTGGTGGAACCAAGAAGGTCGGTGATGTTGCTGGAACCATCGACAGTAAGGGCTATCGGCAAATCAGAATTGATGGAGTCACATATTTAGCTCATAGGCTTGTCTGGCTTCTGGTCCATGGAGCTTGGCCATCCCATCACATTGACCATATCGACCGAAACCCATTAAACATTCACGAATCAAACCTCAGAAAATGCACTCACGCGCAAAATCATCAGAATGAGGGCTTGAGGTCTGACAGCACCAGCGGTGTGACAGGCGTCTCTTTCATCAAACGCAGTAAAAAGTGGCTCGCCTACATCAATGTGGAAAACAAACGAATCCGCCTGGGTCAGTTCGAAACATTTGATGAAGCAGTTGCGGCCAGAATTCAGGCAAAAAAGAACTATCACACATTCCATCCACATCAAGAATGCCACATCAGGTTTAGCGACGAGTCAGCGCGAGCTGCTGAATGGGCAGGAAGATTCGGGAGTACATCATGAGCAAAATCAAAGCAGCATTGCTGGGCATTCTCTCTGACGGGAAATGGCACCAGACGTCAGAGCTGATAGGTCCGGTATGTAAGTCCTGCCGCACTAATCGGGCCAATGTGTCTAACACCCTCAGCACGCTCTGTGGCGGGCATCACGTCGTAAAGGAGCACATCACGGGCGCAAAACACAATTCATGCCGCTACAGGCTGGCAAACGAACAGGCTGGATTTGGCGTCAGCCCGGTCATGGCAGATTTCAATCAGCTTCTGCACTCAGTGAGGGGGCGCCATGAAAACGTGGTTCAATCATGACCCTGTAGACACCGAAACCGCTAACGAACTCCTTTCCCGCTACGCCTTCCGCAATATCAAAACTCAGAAGACACTCGCACTCGATCCGCGCCTCTGGATTGTGTCCGCGCTGCTGCCTGAGTTCCGGGAAGAGCCAAAGCCGAGTCGTCAGTATAAAAACCCAATGTGGAGCTGAATCATGATTAATTTAATTATTGGAGATTGCATTGAAAAAATGAATCTCATTCCTGATGGATCTGTGGATATGGTATGTGCAGACATCCCTTATGGCACCACGCAATGCAAATGGGATTCAGTTATAGACCTTAGTCAAATGTGGAAGCAGATAAACCGTGTTGCCAAAACTAATGCCGCAATAGTTCTATTTTCCGCGCAGCCATTTACCAGCATCCTTGTTAGCAGCAACCTAAAAAACTGGAAGTCTGAGCTGATATGGGAAAAGCCGCATGCCACTGGATTTTTAAACGCCAAAAAGCAACTGATGAGGGCGCATGAAAATATCCAGATATTTTACCGTAAGCAGCCAACCTACAACCCTCAATTTACGGAAGGGCATTCCAGAAAGACTGCAACCAGAAGTAACTTAAACTCGGACGTCTATGGTGAAGCTCTCCAGCAAGTAACGTATGACTCAACGCGACGTTATCCACGGGATGTTCAGATTTTCTCAAGCGACAAACAAAAAAACGCACTTCACTCAACTCAAAAGCCACTGGCTCTCGTCAAATACCTCATTGAAACATTCAGCAACCCTGGAGATGCAGTCCTCGATTTCACGATGGGAAGCGGCACAACTGGTGTTGCATGTCAGGATTTGGGGCGCAGGTTTATTGGCATAGAGAAAGACGCAGAAATTTTTCAGGTAGCAAGTGAAAGGATCGGTCTCTCAAAAGAATTTACATCGGAGGCCGCTTGAAAGAACGCTGCTGTCGCTGCCACACCATCCTCACCTCAGAAGACAAGTATCACTACGGCCAAAATTGCGAATCGTGCGAGGTAGATTACCGCTATGAAGACCATGAACGGGACCAGCCAATCAAGTCAGCCTACTGGCGATGGCGTGCAGTCTGCTTCTGCATGCGCTGGCTGTGGTGCTCAATTGCTGGATACCGAAGTCTACGCCTGTGGCTCATGCCTCGACCTGTGGCTACTGCTAGACCCAAACGGACTAATGGGGGTGGACGATGAGTGGTTTTGAAATGCCAGATAACAACTCGCCAAAAAACTACCCAACAGGATCATACATAGGGATTTGCCTGTTATGCGCAAGCTCCTTCATGGGGCCAAAGATGAGCAGGATTTGCGCAGAATGCACACAGCAATCTAAAGGAGATGAAGATGGCAAAGGCGATTAAGCCAAAGCCGCCGAAGCCGAAAACCTGTAAGCACTGCAAAACCGAATTCATCCCAGCCAGGCCTCTCCAGTACATCTGCACCCCATCCTGCGCATACCAATACCAGCAACGACAGAAAGAGAAGCAGCAGAAGGAAGCTGATGCTGAAGCCCGTCGTGCCTGGAATAAGCGTAAGTCAGACCTGAAGCCGCTAAAGCACTGGGAAGACTTAACCCAGCGAGCTGTTAACGACTACATCACAAAGGGAAGGGACAGGGACTTACCGTGCATAAGTTGCGGCACATGGGAGACGGTTCAGTGGGAAGCAGGGCATTACCGGTCACGCGGCGCGGCATCACATCTCCGCTACAACGAAGACAATCTGGCAAAACAGTGTCATCGCTGCAACGTCCAGCTATCCGGCAATCAACAGCAGTACCGCATTAACCTCATCACCAGAATAGGCCTTCAGCGCGTTCTGGCGCTCGAATCAAACAACGAACCTCACCGATACACCAGAGAAGAGCTGGACGCGATACGAGCGCGTTACAGGGCGGCTCTGCGTGAACTGAATAAGCAAAGAGAGGCAGCATGAAACCAATCGACCATTATCGCCTGGCTATGTACCTGCACAGCAAAAAGCAGCTCGAATCCCGGCTTAATGAAATTAACGCCAAGATTGAGCGCGTCCAGTATCAACCACAGCGCCGACTGCCATTGAGCCAGCGCATCATGAACTGGTGGCTCGCATGACCGAATACCTCAGAAAGAAGTGGCTCCGCCTTCGCATTGTAAAGATGCGCGGCATGTACGAGATCAACTACCGGATAATCCGGAACACGGCGAAGATGATGGGGGTTAAGCATGCGCATTGAGCGTGACTATCAGCAAATCGTCAGGCTGTCAGGCGTCAGAACAGCAGCGGACATGCGCCGGTTATTCGGCAATGGCTGGAAGACCATCAACAAATCTCAGCAGGCTTGGGTCAGGCATCTGCTGGGCGTATGGGGCGATCACCTGGGCGGAGAGGATTACGACCGCGCAGAGGTTAACGTTATCGGGCGCCTGATGATGCGATGCGAATGGAGTGAGCAGAAGGGCAAGCAGATAGAGAAAATCGTGTCACAACTGCATTGTGAAGGGCTGCGTGGTGAAGAGTTGTTCCGCAAGGCTCGCGACCTGCTTATTCCTCAGTCATCAACGGCAAACATCATCGCTCTCGCCAAAGAATCAGATGATGCCGCCTTTGTTGAATCAGTCATGGTGAAGACATTCGGAAGGGATAACCCGCTTCGGAACGTAGCCAGATTACGATACTGCAAGCGCAAGAGCGTGCAAAATATCGGCTCATCCCTGATTTATTACTGCAGCATCTCACCGAAAGAGGCCCGCAACAGAATGGAATGGGCGATGGATATCATCGAAGGAGAAATGTTTTATGCAATTAAGCGAGAAATGGAGAAGGAGATTCCTAAAATCGCTGCGTGATTATACAAAATAGCACGAATTGCCAAAGACAAAGGGCATGCGACCTGGCACATTAACGGCATGATCGGGAAGTGAAGCGAACAGATCGAAGCTTCTACGGTCAGTTGCATAAATGTGGATGCCAAGAAGCCTCGCGACCTCACCAGTCGGCGGGGCTTTTTTATTTCTATCCTCCATAGGGGATAAGAATTGCCGCATACCCTGTAGCGGATAAGTAACATCACTAAACTATTTCAAAGGCTCACTTCGGTGGGCCTTTTCTTTTTAGCGCCCTCCCAAAACTAAATCGGATGACCCTCATTGCTGTGATGGGGAGGAGCGCTCTTTTCTACGGTGGATATCCGCAAACGCGGGATTCTCATTGTGACAACTAAGGCTGCGTCGGGCATTAGACGGCGGGAAGGCTCGGGAAGGTTTCTCAGGTGACAGTGGGAAGTTTAACCGGGCTTGTTCTGTTCACAATGTCATCAATTCCTAAACAGGATAAGTCCCCGTATCAGGGGGTAGGAATGCGTCGCATGCCATATAAATCAGATCCGGGCTTATTCGCCGCCATGATCGCTCTGGGGATGACAGTCCTCGGTTCGATAGCGGCATACGCCTACAAGGTATTAAGCGGGGACGCCTTCAGTTGGCGCACCCTGTGTCTTCAGATGATCGTCTCCGTGTTTGCCGGGTTCCTAATGATGCTGCTCGCCATTTACTGGCAGTGGCCGCAGGAAGTCACCGGCGCTATCTGTGGTATGGCTGGCTGGTCCGGCTCATCTCTGATTAAAACCCTTGAAAAGCGTTTCCTGCAGAAAGCTGGAGGAGATTCGGGAGTTGCTGAATGATGACCAGAGACCAGTTTAAAAAGGCTGCATCTATTTCTGATGCGCTAGCCATCCGGTGGTATCCGCACGTTCTGGCTGCAATGAAAGAGTTCGGCATTGATACACCAAAACGCCAGGCTTACTTCATTGGACAGATTGGTACGGAGTCGGGCGGGTTCACTGTAGTCAGAGAAAGCCTGAACTATTCAGTTGCCGGTCTTGCTATCTTCGGATCTCGCCTTACTGCAGCCCAACGTGAGCAGCTAGGGCGCAAGTCCGGTGAGCCAGCATTATCGCAGGTGCGACAGGCAGCCATAGCCAATATTGTTTACGGCGGCCGTTATGGAAACAACCTCAGCGGTGATGGCTGGAAGTTTCGTGGACGTGGACTGAAGCAGGTTACTTTTCACGACAACTACGAAGCCTGCGGTAAAGCATTAAACATGCCGCTGCTGACTATTCCTGATTTACTGCTGGAAGACGTCAATGCCGCTCGCTCGGCTGGCTGGTTCTGGCAGGCCAACGACTGCAACCGCTTCGCCGATGCATCTGACGTGACTGGATTGACCCGCCGGATTAATGGCGGAACAAACGGGCTGGCAGATCGCATTGCACGCACACGGGTTGCAGAGCAGGTGCTCCTATGACTGGTAAAGCGAGAATGGCGAGATATCGCCGGTTCATCCCCGTCATCTTCTCGGTAATCATCATCGGCTTTGTCGGAAAGCTCTGGTATGACAACGTCAACCTTACCGAGCGTAATAACCGACTGCGTGAGCAGTTCATCCTGGCGAATGAGCGCAACATGAAGTTTGCAGAGGGCTTCGGGCCGATTACGAAGCGGCTTGACAGCCTGGCAACGACGCTCGACGAAGAGAGCCGCAGGCGTTCGACCGCTGAGGACCGCGCCACCTCATTGCAGAAAGAAAACGAGTTCCTGCGAAGCACGGGCAAGTGCTCTATCGCTATTGACCCAAGCGCAGTGCAGAAGGGTGCTAAAGAATCCAGCACTGTAATCATCCAGGCAGCGCCGGTAGGTGAATGATGAAATGGCTGGTTGATAATTGGAAAGTGTTCGCCGTCATTGCATTAATCGCCGCCGCCATAGGGTACGGAGAGATTCGCTACCGCAATGGATGGTATGCCCACAGTGCCAAAGTTATCGCTGACTACGCACTTAGGAAACAGAAGGCTGAAGCCAAATTGGTTCCGATTGAGCAGAAGGCGGCAACGGCTAATGCTGATGGCAAAGTCATCTACCGAACCATTACCCGCGACGTGGTGAGATATGTGCAAGATCCGAATCGCACTGTGTGCCGCTTTGATGATGATGCTGTCAGCATGCGCCAGCGAGCAATCGACGCGGCCAACAATATCGCAGGATTTGATCAGCCCGCCTTGCAAACTAAGCCCGGCGGGAAAGGACAGTGATGCAGACCTGCAATCGGATATTGAGAGCGCGGAGTGTGTGAGAGCCCTCCGTCTGAACATCTACCGATGGCAAGCGTGGTATCGGGCATCAATGTGACAAACCCCAAGAAGATTCTCTTCAGCTAACAGAGCAATATCAGCCTCGCCATTGTGCGGGGCTTTTTTATGCGCCTCGCACGCGCAAACAACCACCCAGAGCCTACAGAAAGCGAGCCTGAGAGAAACCCGTATAGGTGCGGACCTCTCTGGGGCGAGTTTCTCTGTGCGACAGGCTCACTTTCTATAGGTATCCGTAATGAAAAATGCACTGACTGTACTTACATCGACTGAAGCTCCGACCATGAGCAGCCTCGAGATGGTCGATTACATTAATGCTGATCGGGAATCAAAAGCCAGGGCATTAGGCTTGAAATTCCCCTGTAAGCGCTTCACTAAGATTCAGCACAAGCACATCCTTGCTAAAACACCGAAGGTGCTCGGTGAAGAACACTCAGCCAAATTTTCGGCTGAGTACAAAGACAGCACTGGTCGCGACCTTCCCTGCTATCAATATCCGAAGCGTGAAGCCTGCCTGATGGCGATGAGCTACAGCTATGAGTTGCAGGCTCAGGTGTTTGATCACATGACGGCTCTTGAAGGAAGCAAAGACATTAACCTGCTGGACTTCTCAGGACTGACAGAACTGGCAATAGGTGAAATGCAGAATCGCGTTGCTGCTGCTGAAAAGTTTTCCTTTGAGGAGCACGGACAAACAGGCAGCGCTTTAATGACCCGTCGCAAGAAAGAGAAGAGGGTCATTAAGAAGGCTGAGCAGCTGGTAAGAGATCTGATTCAGTTCAAGCTCTGCGACATGGGTGACTTCCCTGAAGGAGATCCAGCATGACACCAGTCCAGTTCATAGAGAAGAACGTTATCTCTGAGCTGGTGAAGCAGGGCTTCGATGTTGATGTTGCACACATCGGAGCCCGCGAGGCGGTGGCTTACTACCACCGCTCATCTTCAGCCAGCGGCAAGAGCAAAATGTTCGATGACTGCCTGGGCATAGCCAAAGCATGGGCGACTAAATATCAGGGCAGAAAGAAAAGGTGAGAGCCTCTTTCACAACGGCTTTCATTACAGGGCGCTTTCTTACCAGAGCGCCTTAGAATTCGAGGTAAAGCGATATGAAAATCATAGAAGCTAAGCGGCATGGAGAGATTTCTTTTGTGCAAGTTCGACATGCTGACATGCTTGTGACAATGCGCAAGGCAGGCGAGATAGTTAGCATTAATTCCAAGGGTCGAGGGAGCGTCCGCTTCGCTAAAGCGCAGGCAAAAGCAATCCACCGACTACTAAACGGATAAGAAAGCTGACGAATCTCTCCGACAAGGGATAACGGTTAGCCACGCTGGGAAGCGTCGCGAAGCTGGCTCATAGAATGAAGAGGCGATATGGCAACTTGCACATTTAGTATGAAAATGACGCTCCGTCCTTACATGAAGCCAGTCCTGATTATTGCTGCACTGATCAACTCCAAATGGTTAACGGACATCTGCTTCAAGAAAGAAATCGTAAAGGAAGGGCAGGAGGTTGAGCTCCATGGCTGATACCTTCCGCATTACTGTGACCACGAAGTCAGGCGAAACACATGAAGGCCTGATGAACCGATCACAGCCTGAGATGGTTAACGGCTTCATCGGTGTAGCCAAAGAAGACGGCTCATGGGTTTACCTGGCTCCCGACGACGTGCTCAAGATGGAGTACGTACCGGAAGCAAGTGAAGAGAATGCCAATTAAGGGGGAAGTATGCAGAGCGATCAACATAACCGACCGCGACCAAAGCAAAGCTTCCTTGATGAATTCCATCCTCACATCAGCCTCACCCCTGCCAATGAAATCCACGAATGGGTAACAGAGCATATCCTCAATGAGGAAGGCCGCCTGCACAACCCTGATCACCTCCATCTGCTTGAGGCTGATATCCGCTTTATGTGGGCATCGAGCGCTTTCAGCAAGAAGGGGCGCACTGTGCTCGGTCAGGCTGAAGAAGTAATGATGCGTGCAGGTGGATGGCAAAAAGCCAGAATTGAGCAACAGATGTATGAGTGGTTCGGTCATAAACCGGATTACATCATCACTCTGGCAGCCGACTTCTGCTCTCAATGCAGCGATATGGAGTTTTGCGCACTCGTAGAGCATGAGCTTTACCACATAGCTCAGGACACTGATGAGTTTGGCGCACCTAAATTCACACGAGACGGGCAGCCCAAGCTCTGCATGCGAGGACACGATGTAGAAGAGTTCGTTGGTGTGGTTCGCCGATATGGTGCCAGCGCTGACGTGCAGGAAATTATTGATGCTGCCAGCCAGCCGGCTGAGGTGGCGAAAATCAACATAGCCAGAGCATGCGGAACATGCCTCATGAAGCTGGCATAACGCTTTATTCAGATTGTCATGGAGGTAGCCTGTGGCAGCATTATCGACAGAGGTTAAAGCCTTCATCGTTCAGTCTCTGGCGTGCTTCGAGCCGCCTACAAAAGTCATTGAGCTTGTAAAGGCTGAATTCAACGTTCAGGTATCACGCCAGCAGGTATCTCAATACAGCCCCGGCAATGCCATGGCGGCTAAATTGAGCCAGAAATGGATAGACCTGTTCGAAAGCACGCGAGCACGTTTCCAGACTGAAATAGCCGATATCCCTATAGCGAACAAAGCTTATCGCCTGCGCACACTCGACAGGATGATGACGAAGGCTGAGGGCATGCGAAACATGGCGCTGGCGGCCACGTTAATCGAGCAGGCTGCAAAAGAGTGTGGTGATGCTTATACCAATAGGCAGAAAGTGGAGCACACCAGCCCTGATGGCAGCATGACACCGAAGCCAACTGTAATTCAGCTCCTTCCCGTTGAGCCCAAATCATGAGTGAAGCCGTTCAACTCCCGATACCTGCCAAGCTCGCTCCACTGTTCACAGCAGCCGGTAAGCGTTATCGGTGCTCGCATGGTGGTCGCGGTAGTGCAAAGACGCGCACATTCGCCCTGATGACAGCCGTGAAGGCGTATCAGGCGATGATGAATGGTGAGAGTGGCGTAATTCTCTGTGCACGTGAATTTATGAACTCACTCGAAGAGTCGAGCATGCAGGAAGTTAAGCAGGCGATCCTGTCGGTTCCGTGGCTGGCATCTAACTTCGATATTGGAGAGAAGTACATTCGCACCATCGACAAATCGGTGGCATATGTCTTCGCCGGTCTGCGTCATAACCTCGACAGCATAAAATCGAAGGCACGAATCCTGTTGTGCTGGGTAGACGAAGCTGAATCAGTTAGTGAAATCGCCTGGCAGAAACTTAGCCCTACCGTTCGTGAAGAGGGTTCAGAGATTTGGGTTACATGGAACCCGGAGCGCGACGGTAGCGCTACTGATAAGCGGTTTCGCAAAGAGGCTGGCGAAGACTGTGTCACCGTCGAGATGAATTACACGGATAACCCGTGGTTTCCCGGCGTACTGGAAGGCGAGCGCCTGAACGACCAACGAAGACTTGATCCGGCAACTTATGCCTGGGTATGGGAAGGCGCCTATCTGGAGAATTCAGATAAGCAGGTGCTTGCTGGCAAATATCGCATCGCTGAGTTCTCTGACACCTTGTGGAAAGAGGCGGAGCGTCTTCACTTCGGGGCCGACTTCGGCTTTGCAAAAGACCCGAACACTCTTACGCGGTCATTCATTCTGCACAACCGGCTCTATATTGAGTACGAAGCGTACGGCCAGCAGACTGAGTTAGACCATATGCCAGCGCTGTATGACACCATTCCTGGCTCTCGGGAATGGCCTATCAAAGCTGATTCAGCCCGACCGGAAACAATCAGCTACCTGAAGCGTCAGGGATTCAATATCTCAGCAGCTGAGAAGTGGCAGGGCAGCGTTGAGGATGGCATAGCCCACTTGCGCGGCTTTGATGAAATCATTATCCATCCACGCTGCAAGAACGTCGCAATTGAAGCCCGTATGTGGTCTTACAAAACCGATCGCATCACAGGTGAAGTGCTCCCGAAACTGGCTGACGGCTTCGAACACTGCTGGGATGGCATACGCTACGGACTCGATGGTCATATTAAGCGCAAAGGCCAGATGGCAGGAATGTTGCTTCCAAAGCGCCTGCAAGGGAGGTGATCGTGACGAAAAAATGCAAATGCCCCGGGTGTGAGCGAAAACGAAAAGGCTGGCCGGGTTATCAACCATGCGCCAGCCAAATCCCCGCAGGTGACCCCCTACCGCCACCGAAGCAAAGATAACGGACAAACCATGACTGACAAATTATCACTAGCCGTCAATCACGCGCTGAATGACGTCAGGATTGCCCGTGCGCGCGCTATGGCATTCAACCCTGGCATGGGGCTGGATGCAAAACGTGAAAGTGCGTGGTGCGAATACGGCTTCAAAGAAGACCTGACGTTTGATGACCTGCACAAACTCTATCGTCGTGGCGGTATTGCCCACGGCGCGGTTAATAAGCTGGTATCGAACTGCTGGAGAACGAACCCGCAGGTAGTCGAAGGAGAACAGTCTGACGAATCGCGCGAGCTTACCTCATGGGAGAAAGCCAGTAATCAGGTATTCACCCACCGCTTCTGGCGAGCATTCGCTGAGGCGGATAAGCGTCGATTGGTCGGTCGCTGGGCTGGCATTCTGCTACACATCAAAGACAGCCGGAAATGGGATCAGCCAGCTGTAAAAGGGAAGGCGCTACAAAAGATTACACCTGTATGGGCCAGCGCGCTCAAGGTTGGAAGCCGAGACAATTCCGGCACCATCACTATGTGGCAGTACACTGAATGGCTTACAGATGGCAGCACGGCGCAACGCAAAATTCACCCCGATCGCGTCCTGATTATCGGAGACATGTCTGATGATGCTATCGGCTTCCTTGAGCCGGGGTACAACGCCTGCGTCAGCCTGGAGAAAGTCGAAGGCGGCTCGGGCGAGTCGTTCCTGAAGAATGCGGCTCGTCAGCAGAACATCAACTTCGATAAAGAGGTCGATTTCAATAATCTGGCTTCGATGTATGGCGTAACGGTCGATGAGCTGCTGGAGCGTTACAACGAAGCAGCCCGGGAGATTAACCGCGGCAACGACACGCTCTTGATTACGCAGGGCGCGCAGGTCACCTCAATGGTCAATGCGGTTTCTGACCCGTCACCGACCTATGACGTCAACCTGAAGACATTCAGCGCCTCTGTAGACATGCCGTCGCGCATCATTGTCGGAAACCAGTCAGGCGAGCGCGCCAGCACGGAAGACCAGATTTATTTCAACGGTCGCTGTCAGTCTCGCCGTGGTGACCTTTCCTTCGATGCTGAAGACATGGTCGATAAGCTCACTGACCTGCAGATCATCAAGCCAGTTAGCAAGTTCAGCATCGTCTGGGATGAGCTGAACGAGCAGTCTTCATCAGACAAGCTGGATAGCGCGGTGAAGATGAGCAACATCAACCAGACATCTCTGGCCTCTGGCGAGCAAGTGTTTACGGTTGATGAGATTCGCGTGGCTGCAGGTTATGAGCCAGGCGGCGGTGAGCCATTACCGGAGGATGAGGAAGATGGCGAAACAGAAGAAGCCGAAGCCAGCAATCCTGCCCGGCAACAAGCTTGACCCGACCGGCGTTGACCGCCTTGAGCGCGGCGCAATGCGAGAATACGGAAGGCGACTTAAGCAAATCAGCGCGCGGTACATAGACCTCCTCAACCGCATCCCTGCAGAGCCAGCAGTAAACCAGCGTTACACCTTCCAGTTAGACCCGACCATGCTTTCGACGCTGTTGCAGAACGGCGATTCCCTCGTTGATGAAATCCTGCTGCAGGGCGGCGAATTCAATCCGTGGCTCTTTCAGGACTACGTTTCACCATCCTATCAGCGAGGCACGTCGCAGGAGTTTGCCAACCTGTCTCAGCAATCTCCCGCGTACAAAGCAGATCGCGGCAGCGTGCAGGAAATCCTTCTCAGCGATGCCTATCAAAGCCGGTTAATTCTGGTGAGAGCCCGCACCTTTGAAGAGATGAAAGGACTGGCTGCGGATGTTAAGCAGGACCTGTCGCGAATCCTGACTGATGGAATGGGCCGCGGACAGAATCCGAAAGAAATAGCCAGACGGCTGCGTGACCAGATAGGTATTGAGCAGGGGCGGGCTAACCGCATAGCCAGGACGGAAATCACCACCGCGCTACGACGTGCCAGATGGGATGAGCATGACTCAGCCAAAGATGATCTGGGCCTGAACGTCATGCTGCTTCATCTATCTGCCCTGAGCGCCACAACGCGCCGGACGCACGCACTACGCCACGGCAACCTCTATACCTCAGAAGATGTCCGCGACTGGTACAGCATCAACGGTAACGCAATTAACTGCAAATGCTCTCAGGTCACTGTGCTGGTTGATGCGAAGGGCGTGCCGCTCAATTCCTCTGTAATCGATATCGCCAAAAAAGAGTTTACCCAGACATGGGGCAAGCGGATGGCAACCAACAAATCACATCACTGCTGCGACCTTAAGCACGCGGCTTAATCGAGAGATAACCATGACTATGCAGGTCAACGTCACCACCAGGGTGAACAGTCAGGCTATTCGCCGTGAAACGTACAATGGGCGACCACATCTGGTGCTGCCGAGCTACACGCTGCCAGCCAACGTTGTGATGAACGGCGGCCTGTATCCGGCATCTGAAATCGACGCGCATTATCAAGGGCTCGAAGGAACGCTGGCACCGCTCGGTCACCCGACTGTAGACGGCCAGTTTGTCTCAGCCTTTTCACCTGAAGGCATCAACACCGGTCACATCGGCGCATGGAACCGCAACGTTAAGAAATCCGGCAACCGCGTCTATGCGGAGAAGTGGGTTGATACCACTGTAGCGAACCAGAGCGAAGGTGGTCGCGAGCTGCTTGAGCGTGTTGCGGCTATCGAGCGTGGCGAAGACGTTCCGCCAATCCACACCAGCGTTGCCGTATTCCTTGACCAGCTGGAAGCCAGCGCTGAACAGAAGGCGCAGGGCATTGAGTGGGTCGCTAGGATCAACGCAATGGACCATGACGCAATCCTGCTGCACGAGGTTGGCGCAGCGCAGCCCGAGCAGGGCGTGGGCCTTATGGTTAACGCAGACCAGGCTAAAACGCTGCATAGCAATTCCGGCGCGCTGATTGGCGAATCATACCGTGAGCGCGAGCGACGCCTTGAGCAGGCTGCGCGCGATAAGTTTGCAACCGGCCCGGATGATTACGCGTGGATTGCTGATTTCACGGATTCGCAGGCGATTGTCATCCGTAACGGCGGCGATGCGCAGGTTTACGGTTACACCACCGAAGGCGGCAAAATAACCTTTGACGATACCGGTTCAAAAGTAGCGCGTCAGGAGTCATGGGTCGCAATCGTGGCCAACAAAGTTAAATCCCTTTTTACACCGCAGGACGCTCCTGCAGCAAACCACCAAACGGAGGGCGATATGCCTTTAACCAAAGAAGAACTGGAACAGATCGGCACTATCGTCAGCGGCGCAATCGCTGCGAACAACGAGGCGTCACTGAAGCCAATTACCGAAGCGCTGGCAGGCATTCAGGCCAATCAGAAAACACTGTCCGACTCCCTTACCGCTAACTCCCGCGCTGAAGAGAAAACCAAGCGTGATGCTGTCGCTGCAGTCCACGGTGAAATCGTGGCAAACGCATTGTCAGGTGAAGCTCTGGAAGCGATGTTCAAATCACTTGGCGAAGCTGCCCCGCTGGGCACCAACTCCGCCAAAAACCCGCCTGTGACCGGCGCACCCGATCCGGCCACTTACTTCGGAGGTGCTGCGTAATGGCACGTTATCGTCGCGTTAACATCGACGGTCAGTCTCTGTACAAGACCGAAACCCGCGTTACTGCTGCAGCTCTGCTGCCGGGTACTGCGGCTGTCATCAACGGCGACAATGAGTTTGCGCAGGCTACCGCGCTGGCTGGTCGCCTCTACATCATTGATGTTGCTTACCATCAGGGTCTGAAAATCACCGAAGCAGTTCCGGCTGGCGATTCAGCAGTGGGTAACTACGTCGAAGAAGGACGTGAGCTGGCTCTGCTGTGTGTGCCTGGCACCTACGGCAAAGACGACCCGATCAAACTCGGCACTAATGGTCAGTTCACCAAAGCGACATCTGATACCGATTCGGTTATCGGCTACAGCCAGGATGAAGCGACTATCGCTGCAGGCTCTACAGATTTTATCCGCGTGCGTATGCGCGTCGGCACCGTTGCCGCAGCTGCTGGCGCTTAATCAGGAGAATAAGAATGTATTTTACCGCTGAAACACTGGCTGCTAACAGCCGACTGCGCGGACACTGGAACGAACTGTGGGCGAATCGTGACATCTTCAATGCTCAGCACGACATGATGGTTAACGCGTTTCGTACGCGCATGACGCATGACATGCTGGCAGCGAATGCCATCGGCGGCTTTACCCGCGAGTTCTGGGCTGAGATTGACCGCCAGATTATCCAGATGCGCGATCAGGAGGATGGTATGGAAATCATCAACGACCTGATGGGTGTGCAGACCGTTCTGCCGATCGGCAAGACTGCGAAGATGTATAACGTATCAGGCGATATCGCAGATGACGTATCCATCAGCATTGATGGACAGGCACCATATTCTTTCGACCACACCGATTACGATGGTGATGGAGACCCGATCCCGGTCTTTACTGCGGGCTATGGCGTCAACTGGCGTCATGCCGCTGGCCTGAGCACCGTCGGCATCGATCTGGCGCTTGATTCTCAGGCTGCCAAGCTGCGCAAGTTCCATAAAAAGCGCGTTGATTATTACCTCAATGGTAGTGACGCAATCTCTGTCGATGGCATGAAAGGTCAGGGCATCCGTAACCACCGCAACACATCCAAGATCAACCTTGGCAGTGGTGCTGGCGGTGCAAACATCGACCTGACTACTGCTACCCCGGCTCAGATGCTGGCCTTCTTTGGTCCAACTGGTGCCTTTGGTCTCAATGCACGCCGGAACAAAGTGGCTGCTTATGACAAGCTGTGGGTGAGTGCTGAAATCTGGGCGAACATGTCTAAGCCTTACACCATTGAAGTTGGCAGCGGATCGAATGCTTTTGTAAGCGGCACCGTGCTGGATGCGATTGCGAAATTCATTCCGGCCAGAGAAATCACGCCGACCTTCGCACTAACCGGCAATGAATTCTTCGGCTACCAGCGCCGTCAGGACGTCATTTCTCCGCTGGTAGGTATGGCTGTTGGTACTGTTCCGCTGCCGCGCCCGATGCCGCAGAGCAATTACAACTTCCAGATCATGTCTGCTGAAGGCTTGCAGATTAAGAAGGACGGCGAAGGCCTGTCCGGTGTGGTGTACGGCGCGAACCTCGCATAAGGAGCAATCATGGCTGAGAAATACGAAGTAATTAAGCCGTGGCACGGCGTGGCAGCGGGTGATGTGGTGCAGCTGGAAAAGGTTCATCCATCGCTGAAATATCACGTACGCAAGATTTCGGAAAAAGCTTCTGCGCAGCTGGTACCGGCTACTCCAGATGGCAGCTCCGATAAGCAAGTGCGTAAAGAGAAAATCGCAGCGCGCCTGACGGAGTTGGGGGTCGATTTCAAAGGCACCCTAGGCGCTGACAAGCTGGCAGAGCTGCTGCCAGAAGGTGAGCTGGAAAAGCTTTTCCCATCTGCTGAATAACGACCGCCGCGCTGGCGGTTTTTTTATGCCCTGTTCCGGCAGGGCTGAGAGGTATTCATGGTTACCCAGGAGCAGGCAAAAGAGTATCTGGTGAGCCAGGGTATTACGCTGCCAGATTTCATTCTCACGGCGCTTGTTGAGCAGGCAAACAGCATTCAGGAATGTCTGGATGCTAACTATACGGCGGCGACCGCATTGCTCATTCAGATGTACCTGTTAGGACTGATGGGGCTGGGGCAGGGCGATAAATATATCAGCTCTCAATCAGCCCCGTCTGGCGCGTCGAGGTCTTTCCGTTACGGTTCATTTGCAGATCGATGGAAGGGTTCGCTTGGCCTTCTGCGTGGCCTAGACAAGAACGGGTGTGCAACTGCATTGATACCCGCCGACCCAACACAGCAGGCATTTGCAGGTATCTGGATCGCAAAAGGCGGATGCATGTGTGGTGATAAGCGATGAGCTGGCTACCTGCAACACAACCGCCCAAGGCATTCAGGCGAGTATGGGTGAAAACCAACACAGGTGAACAGACCACAGGCTACGTTAACGAGGCTGGCGAGTGGCGGATTAACTGCCCTCGCATTGCCGCTCAGAAGGCCACCGTGACTAGCTGGAGGGAATGACATGTCATCTTTGGCCAGTTGGTCATATACAGCGCAGGCGACCATCTGGAAGCCTTTGGGGCTGGATGAGTACGGCGATTCTCTTGGCTGGTCTGAGCCACTGGTGATTGCCTGCGACTATCAGGGCGGGCTGAGCAAGCGGTTAGGGGCCATAGGCGGTGAGAAGGTGGTAAAGAACACCATATGGACGCAGTACGCACTGGCAGATACCGGTGACTACATCCTGATTGGTGCTTCGAGCAATCCTGACCCGATCGCAGCGGGCGCTGATGAGGTTATGCAGGCGATTCGCTATGCGGACACCTTTGAGCGGCTGGCTGATGATTATGCAATTCTGACGGGGGGCTGATATGGGAGTAAAAGTCCGCGGCATCCGGCAGGCCCAGCAGAACCTCAACGCACTAATTGGCGACATTCAGGGCAGGAAGGCTGTCAGGGCACTGCAGAGCGCATTAATCATCGGCTCATCACAGGCGGCGCTGTACACGCCTATCGACACCTCCACGCTCATCAACAGCCAGTATCGAGGGCTGGATATCAAAGGAACGCGACTGACCGGGCGCGTGGGCTACTCGGCGAACTACGCGGTTTACGTGCATGACCCGAACGTTCCGCAGACATTCCGCCGGGCGACAGCTCAGAAGGAGTTTTTGACCAAGGGCTTTGAAGATGAGCGTGACGCAATCACAGCGGTCATTGCTAAGGAGATGGCACTTTGAACCCTCCAATGCATACCAGAGTGAAGAACTACCTCAGCGATGCAGGACTCACCGACGGCTTTCAGGTGCAACTCCTGATGTGGAATGACACGGGCAGTCTGTCCGATCGCTTCATGGTTTTCCGGCCCAATGGCGGCTCAGCGATACGTAATCAGCTTGGCGGTGAATATTACGTACTGCTCGACGTAATCGGCGCCAAAGGCGGAAACGGCGCGGTAGATGAGCGGGTGCAGGCCATCATTGATTACGTTCAGCAAAACCCAATGGCTGACGCCTGTGTCGGTTATCTCCAGAACCTCGGCGGCATCCCTTCGCCAGTTCTCACTACCGAAGGCAGGTTAGTTTATAGGCTGCAATTCGTATGCACCTTTGGCAACTAATGGTAAAATAACCAAGCGCGGCTAGACCGGCCAGTCGAAAAGGAGGAGCACAGACCTCCCTGCCGCGCACCAATCATCTGTGAAACCTACTGTGAGGTTTTTATGCATATCGATAAAGATAAAGAGCTGAGTATTGTCTTCCTAAAGGAGTGCTTTGAATACTCCGCCGATACTGGTTGTCTTACCTGGAAGAAAAGGCCGGAAGGTCATTTCAAAACGAAGCAGGGATTTATTAACTTCAACAGAGATAATGCTGGGAATCCCGTTGGCTCAATTAATAACAGGCAATATCTTACCACTCGCTTGAAGGGTAAGGTTCAAATTGTCCACAGGCTGATATGGGCTATTCACTATGGTGAGTATCCTCATGGCTTTGTTGATCATATCAATGGCAACCGGTCTGATAACCGCATTGAAAACTTGCGCATTGTTGATAACGAGCAAAATACTCGTAACGCAAAGAGGTACGCGAATAACTCTAGCGGGCAAACTGGCATTCACCAGCGCAAAGATAATGGAAAATATTACGCCTTCATTAGCGATGGAAAGCGGAAAGTAAATCTCGGGCAATATCTCACCTTTGATGAGGCTCTGGCAGCTCGTAAGCTGGCAGAGATAAAGTACGGATACCACGAAAATCACGGGCGATAAGCTCAAAAAATTCAACGAGGTCGCCATCAGGCGGCCTTTTTTTATGCATAAAAGAGGCTAAAGATGGCTAATTGCACCAATGCAAATGAGCGCTTATTTGGTGGCGCGGTAGTTTTGGAGGTTGCGGATGGGTGTCCTGATGTGCTTCCTCAAGAATCAGAATGGAAGGCGCTAGCAGCTGGAACAAGTAAGGGGTTTGATTTTAGTCCGAACACTGTCACCTCGGATTCCGATGACGGCGGCGGTTACGTCGAAAGCATCATTACCAACTCAGATTTCACCATGAGCTTTGAAGGTGAAGTGCGTAAGAAAGGTAAGCTGGACCAGTACGGTGTAGGCCGATTCATCAAATATTTCGCTGCTGAGTTGAAGGCTCGCCGCCAGCCCGGCATCTGGGTTCGCATGGAATATGGCGAAGTGACATTCCAGGGTTACATGGTCATCACCGCCCTTAGCTCTGACGGTGGCACAAATGACATTGTGACATTCACTACTGAGTTCAAAGTCGGTGACGCCAGCACAATTCAGGTTATCGACACTGATGAAACAGTACCTGTTACCGGCGTTACAGTCGCCCCGGCCACTACCTCAGTCGTAGTTGGTGCAACTCGGCAGCTGACCGGCACCGTGTTACCAGCAGATGCAACTGACAAGTCCGGCACCTGGACAACCTCAGATGCAACGAAAGCAACCGTGAGCAGCACTGGCCTAGTTACTGGTGTGGCCGCTGGCACAGCTACGATCACCTTCAAGTCGAACGACGGCAATTTCACAGGCACTACAACTGTTACGGTTACTGCCTCGTAACCATTCCAAAGGGCTGGCTTCAGCCCTTGATAATGTTTATGGAGAAAAAAATGACGCCACTGAAGGAAATCGGCGAGTGCGTGATTAGCGACGGCGAGAATGAATACTTCTTCCGTCCATCATTCATCAATATGACGCGAATCGGCGAGCCAGATGAAATCGTGCAGGCGCTGTATGAACTGTATAACGATGAGGTGGGCGACATTATGCGTAAGGCGCTCAAGGTGTTCGGTACCATCCCCACCTGGCTGACATCACACCTCGCTTCGCCCCAATACAATAAGAAAGCAATCGTCACCGCAATGACGGTGCTTCAGGCTTGCTCAGCGCAGGATGTGTCAGCGCTGACCGGTGAGATTGTTCCAGGTCGATCTGGCAAGTGGACGTTTGTCTATCGGAAGGGACGAATGTCGCTGGATGAAATGGTCATCATTGCGCGATCGCTCATGGCGCATGGTGTCATGGGCAAGGCGAAGGTGCGCAAGTTGCAGCGTCACGAAGGCGGTCAGGCGTCCAGCGAGTTCAATGCATTCGAATACATCAGCGCAGCGCGGACGCATCTTGGCATGAGCCGCTCTGAAGCCGAGCAACTAACGATGACTGATTTTCAGTTGCTGCTGGCTGCCAAATACCCTGACCAGAAGGGATTCACGCGGGAAGAATATGAGGCGACAGAGGATGACTTCTTAGCGAAGCAGGCAAGAAGAAGGGCTAGGGCCGGATAACCCACCATGAGATGGGGTTCTCGCTTTCCTTTGCATCAGCTTCCCTTTAGGATTATCGCCATACTTACTTATGGGGATAGGGATATGACAATTGCTTTAAGGTTGTTAGCAACTGTAGTTTTCATTGGAAGTTTTTTCTTTTTAGTAAGAGAGCCAATTAGCTTGGTATGGGTCGTAGGTATTACGCTGATTTTAATAAGTTATTCCAACAAAATGGTTCCGGAAGTAAGCCCCATTTTAGTGATTATTTTGTGCGTGATATCACTTTTTTGGGTTAACTCTATGTCACCTTTGTGGGGTGATGGCTATGAAGAAAAGCTTAACAGTGAGCAAATCATTGAAGCTGCAAATAAAGAGGATATGCAGCAGCGCGAATTCGTTTCAAAAGCACAGTATGCAGTTAAAGGGAATCTAAAAGACCCTAGCTCAGCTGTTTTTTCTTCAGACTATTTTTATTCATCTAACGGCACCTTCTTCGCCTGTGGAAACGTAAATGCAAAAAATAGCTTCGGAGCTATGGCCGGAAATAAACGATATGTATCCGATGGAACTCCTGCTGGAAGTTACATCGATGATGGCGGCGCAGATTTTGAAGAAGCATGGAAGTTGAGATGTAGGAACTAATTCAGTTACAGCCTCGCTAAAGCGGGGCTTTTTTTCGCCCGGAGATAATGATGGCAGGTTCAGTTAACGCAGGCAGTATCGTTTATGAAGTGGATATGGATACGGCAAAGCTGATCGCCGCGCGTCGTGAGCTTGATGCTGCGCTTAATGGCTTAAGCGGAAACATGAACCGCTTAGAAGCCAGCGTTACGCGTACCGAGCGGTCAATTTCTTCTATGGAAGGCGCTGTATCGAGTCTTACCGGGGTAGCAAAAGGTCTGCTGGCAGCGTTATCGGTCAACCAGGTAGCAGAGTGGGGGAATGAGTGGGTAACGGTCAATAACAAATTAGCCAACTCCGTGCGCTCAACTGAACAGCTTGCCGATGTTACTCAGCGTGTGTTTGATATTTCTCAGGGGACCATGAGCAGCCTGCAGGCCACGGCTACCCTATATGGTCGCCTTGAGCGTGCAACTCGAAGCGCTGGCACTAGCACGCAAGATCTCATCACCCTGACTGAAACCATTAACAAGGGGCTAGCGGTCTCAGGCGCCACCACCGAAGAAGCCAGTTCAACCATGACGCAGCTTTCTCAGGCTCTTGCGTCGGGCGTTCTGCGTGGTGAGGAATTCAACTCAATTTCTGAAAACGGAAGCCGCCTAGCAGTTGCGCTTGCGGATTCGCTGGGCGTCACAATTGGACAGCTCAGAGCGATGGCTGCACAGGGCAAGCTGACAACTGAAGTGGTTGTGAATGGGTTGCTGCAGCAAAGCGATAAGATCGCGAAGGAATTCTCCAACACCGCTATGACCATGGGTCAGGCGATGACCATTGCAACAAACAACATCGTTAAGTTTGTCGGCGAAAGCTCAACTGTTTCTACAGGTATTAAGGCCTTCAATACCGGTATCATTTCTCTGTCGCAAAATCTGGACACTATCAGCACAGTTCTGGTTGCTCTAACCGCTGTTATGGGTAGCCGCTTTGCTGGCGCACTGGCAATGGCTACCGCAGCGAAAATTAAAGATACAGCTGCCACCATAGCCGCGTCTAAAGCATCAGCCGTAGCAGCAAAGGATGTAGAAATTGAAGCGGCCGCCAAATTACGGTTGGCAGACATAGAGAAAGCAGCAGCGATTCAGACTTTAAAGCTTGCAGAAGGAAGACTAAGCACACTAAAAACCACTCAGGCATCAGTTGCGTCAGAGGTCCGTCTCGCTGAGGCTGAGGCCGCTTCTATTCGTACTACAATCGCGCAGATAGAGTCAGAAAAGGCTCTAGAGATTCAGCGCTTAAAATCGCAGATTACAGATCAAGGGCGCATTGCAACAGCGACACGAATGGCGCAATTGCAACAAGCATCGGCTGCTTTGAATACAAGGCTAGCTGCTGCTGAAGCAGCCACCGCGCAAGCTAGAGCATCTGCAATAGCTTCAGCAGAGGCATCCGTGAGCACGGCCAGATTGGCGGCAGCGGATGCAACTGGGGTAGCAACTGCTGCTAACGGTCGTTATATCGCCTCCCAAGAGGCTGCGGTTATTGCGACAAGAGCCGCGTCAACGTCTTTGGGATTACTTCGTGGAGCAATGGGTCTTGTCGGCGGGCCTGCAGGCGTAGCCATGATTGCCGGTGCAGCAGTTTTCTATTTCATGCAGCAGGCTCAGCAAGCGAAACGGGAGGCAGTTTCATTCGCTGATGGCGTAGACCGCCTTACTGACTCGCTAAAAGCAATGAGCAACACGTCATTGCGCGGAACGATCGCAGATGCCAATACCGCATTGAGAGGCCAGCAGGACGTTGTCGCAGACCTTAAAAGTGAGATATCGGCACTTACCAAAGAGCGAGATGATGCCGAGGCCAGCGGTAGAAAATATGGCACTACCATCGAGCAAGGTAACGGGCTTCTTCAGCGTGCAGCGCAGCTAACTGACCAGATAAACCAAAAGCAGCGAGACCTTGAAGCAACAGAAAACAAACTCGCCAGCACTATGAAACTGCGTGATGACGCTCAGGTTACGTTAAGCAACAACATGCTTGCGGCTATGGGCATTCATGACAAATTAATAGAACGTGGAACGACACTTGAGCGTGTTCAGGGTGCAGTTGCAAAGGCATTTGGAACTACTGCGGATGAGATAAACCGGGCCAATCAGGCCGGTCAGGGGTACAACCCCAAATCAATGCAAGTTTCACCCGCTACGGCTAAAGGCGACGATGCAATCCTCGATCTTGAGCAGAGAAATGAGCTGCTAAAAATTCAGGATGAGCGCCTACGCGCCGTTACGAAAGCTGGAATGGAGCAAGCTAAAGTAACGAACAACCCCAATCAGATTGAAGCAGCTAAGCGTTTAGCTGGTGAGAACTACGATCTCCAGAAGTCTGAGGATGCCAGGAAGAAAGCAGCGTCTGATGCTGAGTCACAATCTAAGCGGTCGGCAACAGCATCAGAATCAGTGGCGCAAAAGCTTGCAAAGCTCAAAGAGCAGTCGGAACTTGCTGCTCAATCAACCCAAGAACTTACGCGAGAAAAAGCCATACTGAACGCTCAGCAATCATTGGGTAAAAGCGCTACAGAAAACGACATCCGCTTAGCTGGCGAGTATGCCGCTAAAACCTTTGATAGCGCGAAAGCAATAAGAGATCTTGCTCAGGCAGAGCAAGGCCGTAAGTTTGCCAAGCAGGAAGTGGCAGCAGCTGCTGTTATGCCAGATGCTCAAACAGGTGCAGTTGCCGATCCAATGGCTGAAATTGATTTGCGTGAGCAGCAAAAGCTCGACGCGCTGGCAAAATATCAGGCTCTCGATCTTCAAAATGCTCAGCTTTATGAAGACGCTAAAACAGCAATTCAGGAGCAAGCAGCTAACGCACGCCAGCAGATTGCAGTGAACGAAGCCAATATGCAGTCGCAAGCAATTTCATCAATCGTGGGATCGGTATCTCAAGGCTTTGATGGTCTTGCTAACCTGGCGGCAGGTGCAGCTGGAAAGAGCAGCGGCGCGTATCAGGCAATGTTCGCGTTAAGCAAAGGGTTTGCAGTGGCTCAGGCTGCTTTAAACCTGCAACTGGCTATCTCGCAGGCAATGGCAGACCCCACGGCACTGACACCGGCGCAGAAATTTGCCAACTACGCCGCAATCGCCAGCGCTGGCGCCTCGCTCCTGACAAGTATTGGCAGCATCTCAATGGGTGGCGCTCGCGAACATGGCGGCCCCGTCAACGCCAGCAGCATGTACCGGGTAGGGGAAGGCGGTAAGCCTGAAATCTTCAAAGCCAGCAATGGCAGCCAGTACATGATTCCCGGCGATAACGGCAAGGTTATTAGCAATAGCGATCTGGGTGGGATGGGAGGAGGTGGGAGCACAATTCAACAGGAAGTTCATTTCCACATCACAACCACTAATGGCATTGATGATGCGACCATGAATAAAATGGCTGGGATGATGAAGCAGGTTGCGCTTTACCAGATAAAGGATCAGCAACGGCCTCGAGGTATGCTGAGCAAGGGGCGGTAAATGCTTGGTATAATATTCAACGTGATTAATTAAAAAAGGGATTAATGATGGATTATCAGATAGAAGACATTACGTCGTTTGACAACATGAACGGGTCGGGAATACTTGCAAAAGTGAGCTTCCTCTCTGACGACCACAATAAATCTATTGTCGTACACGTGAGACTGCCACTTGATAAAAACGCCTCGTTGGCTGAAGTTGAGGTCAGAGCCTTGAATGAGGCAAAGCAACAACTGAAAAGCCTCACATCTGAGTTTTAATTGCGCTTAAAAGCCACATAAAGACCCGCTACGGCGGGTTTTCTTTTATCCGGAGCACCCATGCCAGAAACTTTCACATGGAGCCCTCAAAAGGGCTTCACGGGCGACCGTACGCCTGATGTAGCCGTAGTTAAGCTGGGCGATGGTTATGAGCAGCGGCAGGTTAAGGGTATCAACCCGTTAATGGGACGGTACCAGCTGACTTTCGTTGGCTTCGACGATGCCAAATGCTCACGACCTAACGCGGCTAAAGCCGCCGATGCGTTCCTGAAAGCAAGGATGGCTGTCGAAGCGTTCTACTGGACGCCATCGGATACCGGCGTGCAGAGACTGTATGTGTGCAGGTCATGGTCACTGAAGAAAACCGGTAATCAGCATGAACTGACCGCCACGTTTGAGCAGGTACCGCGATGAGAGACATACCAGCAGAGCTAATTATCGAAAGCACTGACTCCGGCGTTGGTGCGATGCTTGACCTGTTCGAGGTGGACCTTCAGTCATTCGGCGGCGATGTTATCCGCTTCCATGCAGGGACGAACGGCTATTACGGTGACGTCATCTGGCAAGGCCGACAGTACTCAGCCTATCCGATAGCAGTTGAGGGGTTCGAAACCAAGTCAGAGGGCACTTACTCGCGCCCGACGATGAAGGTGGCGAACATCACCGGCCTTATCACTGGCATCAACCACGATTTCGATGATGCATTAGGTGCGGTGGTGACGCGCCGTCAGGTACTGGTAAAGCATCTCGACGCGGTGAACTTCCCGAATGGAAATGCAGATGCAGACCCGACGATGGAAGCTGTATCTCGTTACGTCATCGAGGAGATGGTTGAAGAGACATTCGAGACCGTGACCTATAACCTGGCGACCCCGGTTGACTGCGATAACGCCATCATACCTGCGCGTACCATTCTGGCGGATGTTTGCCAGTGGGTTTACCGCGGCGACGGCTGTGGCTATTCAGGCGGGCCAGTTGCTGATGAGAAAGATAACCCAACCTCGGACATGTCACGGGATAAGTGCTCAAAGCACCTCACCGGTTGCCGGATGCGATTCCCTAAACCTGAACCGCTTCCCTATGGTGGCTATCCCGGCTCTTCAAAGGTGTCCTGATGATTGAAGATGAATGCCTGGTCTATGCGGCTTTATCCCGTGATGAAGTATGTGGCCTGATTATTGATGGCGATCGGTTCATGCGCTGTGATAACCAGCACCCGGACCCGGGGCGAAACTTTCGCATAAGCGATACAGACTGGATGAGAGCGGAAGCGGCGGGAGAAATCACCGCCGTTTTTCATTCCCATCCAGAACCAAAGCTCGTTCTTTCGGCTGCTGACAGGTTGGCGCAAATATCCACCGGCATTGAGTGGTGGCTGGCGAGCGCCGGCAGGCTTCGAAAGCTCCGGCCGGTACCGCATTTGTTGGGCCGCCGGTTCGAACATGGCGTGATGGATTGCTACACGCTTTTCCGGGACGCCTACCACCTGTGCGGTATAGACCTGCCAGACTTCGAGCGCACTAACGGATGGTGGGTGAGGGGTGAAAACCTC